ATGACTATACAGAGATATTTACAAGAGTTTGGATTGTTGAGAAAAAAATGAGTGACTACCCTAATAAGTCTGGCGGATATCAGGCATGGATTACAGACCTTCAATTAATTGCAACGGATGCCCCATCGGGTCATAAAATTATAAGAGAGTGCCTTGAGATAGCAGAGATGTTAATTAAAAAGAATATATCATATGGAAACTCAGCGCTAGATCCCATTCGTATATTTTCAAAGGCGGATTCAAAAGAGCAGATCCGTGTACGTATTGACGACAAACTAAATAGAATTCAAAACGACAAAGCCTTCCCAGGAGATAACGATATTGATGATTTAATTGGATATTTAATTCTTCTTAAAATAGCCAATAAGTCTTAGTCAACTAAAACATGGTATAATTTATATTATGACAGAATTAGAGCCAGCAGTGCATTTTGATCGCATGAATAAGGTTGTAGAAGAACTTTTAAAAGGAAATTCAGCAACCCAGATAGCTACACTAACAGGATTCTCTAGAAAAGAAGTTTTGGAATATGTAGACGAATGGAAGTCTGTGGTCCATAATGATATGAATATGCGTGACAGGGCAAGAGAAGCAATATCTGGCGCAGACCAGCACTATGCAATGTTAATTAAAGAAGCCTGGAAGACAGTAGAGGACGCAGATACCCAGGGTCAGTTAAATATAAAAGCAGCATCTCTTAAGCTAATTTCAGATATAGAGACAAAAAGAATAGCAATGCTACAGTCTGTTGGGGTATTGGAAAACTCACAAATTGCCTCACAGATTGCAGAGACAGAAAGAAAGCAAGAGCTACTTGTTGGTATATTAAAAGAAGTGACTGCTGGTTGTCCAAAATGTAAGATGGATGTAGCAAAACGCCTATCTCAGATTACTGGTATCGTTGAAGCGGTTAATATAAATGATGCAGAGGTTATAACTAATGTTCAATAAAGATGGCTTTATAGAAATAGGCGATGAAATATTTGTTTATAAACACTTTATGTCAGACGAAGAGTGCGAATCAATAATGAAAGATGTACTATCATTGCCAGAGGATGTCTGGCAAACACCTTTGCTTGCAACTGCAAAAGATTATTTTATAAGCCACGAGCAGACAGAATCAATAAGAGCAGTCAAAAAAAGAATTGCTTTATTAATGCTAGACGGGTGTTATGCAACTCCTGGTGGAAGGGCATCAAAACTTTTAAAAGGTGCTAGCAGGAGACCACACGCAGACATAGATCAGTTTAAAGAAGTTGAGTATGAGTCTGGAATATATAAAGAGGGCGATGATTTTGACTTAGCCGATTTAATTACTCATGGAACTATAATTTATTTTAATGATTTTGAAGGTGGCGAAGTATACTACCCAGAACAAAATGACCTGCGGTACAAGCCAGAGAAAGGCGACCTTGTTATTCATGGTGCACAAAATAAATGCAAACATGGAGTAGACGAAGTATTAAGCGATGTAAGATATTTTTCGGTAGGACATTTTTTTAAGCATGTTAAAGTTTCTAAGGGGCATAATTTTAGAAAGACACCACTAGAAAATCTCAGGGGGTAGTCAGTGTCGTTTGATTTTTCAGATCTAATTGATATTCTTGATGGTGAAGAGTTTGAAGAAAAGCCAGTAGACCTAAGAACATTTGTAAATGACCCAAATTACCTTGGGCTTCCACCATTATCGGATTATCAGTACACACTCATAGAGAAAAGCTCGCAGATATATAAAGAGTCAACATTAAAAAAATTATTTGGTGAAGAAGAAGGATCAATTAGATTTAAGCAAACGGCAAATGAAGTTGTCGCACAGCTAGGAAAAGGATCTGGCAAAGACTACTGTTCAACAATTGCAGTTGCATATATAGTATATTTACTATTGTGCTTAAAAGACCCAGCAACATATTATGGAAAGCCACCTGGCGATTCAATTGATATCATTAACATTGCAATCAACTCCCAGCAGGCAAGCAATGTTTTCTTTAAAGGATTTAGAAGCAGAATAGATAAGTCTCCGTGGTTTATAGGAAAGTACTACTCCAAAGCATCAGAGATACAGTTTCAAAAAGCAATCACAGTCCACTCAGGTCACTCAGAAAGAGAAGCCTGGGAGGGATATAACGTTCTTGTTGTAATCCTAGATGAAATTTCTGGTTTTGCAATTGAAAATACAACTGGTCACGACCAAGCAAAAACTGGTAGCGCAGTTTATGATATGTATAGAGCATCAGTAGACTCAAGATTCCCAGACTTTGGTAAAGTTATATTGCTTTCTTTTCCAAGATTTAAGAATGACTACATTCAGCAAAGATATGATGCTGTCGTTGGAGAAAAAGAAACAGTAATTAGAGACCATAAATTTAAAATGTACGAAGAGCTCCCAGATGGAACAGAAGGCAATGAGTTTGAAATACAATGGGAAGAAGATCATATAATATCCTATAAAATTCCAAAAGTTTATGCAATAAAAAGGCCAACATGGGAGATAAACCCAGTAAGAAAAATTGATGATTTTAAAACTGCATTTTATACAAACCCAACAGATGCCCTATCTAGATTTGCTTGCATGCCACCAGACGCAGTTGACGCATTCTTTAAGTCAAGAGAAAAGGTAGAGAAAGCTTTCAATGTTGGTCAGATAGCTGTAGATAATTTTGGAAGACTAGAGGAGTGGTTCCTCCCAGACCCAGATAAGAAATACTACATACACGTAGACTTAGCTCAAAAGCATGACCATTGTGCAGTAACAATGGCTCATATTAATAAGTGGGTTAACGTAAAAGTCACAGACACCTACTCCCAGCCCGCTCCAATTGTAGAAGTTGATGCAGTTAGATATTGGACCCCAACACCAGATAAATCCGTAGACTTCACGGAAGTTAAAGACTATATTCTTTCTCTTAAAACAAGAGGATTTAATATTGCGATATGCACATTTGATAGATGGAACTCCCACGACATGATGCAGCAGCTAAAACAATACGGAATTAACACAGAGATTTTGTCGGTTGCAAAAAAACATTATGATGATATGGCAATGGTTGTTGCTGAAGAAAGATTAATTGGTCCCCATATACCGCTACTCATAGATGAGCTATGCCAGCTCAGAATTATGAGAGATAAGGTTGACCACCCTAGAAAAGGTTCTAAAGACTTGGCAGACGCTACTTGTGGCGCCATATTTAATTCTATCAGCAGAACAAGATTTGACGGCAATCAAGAAATTAATATTCATACATACGAATCTATGAATTACGACAATGATTTTGGGTCCAAAGATGACCCAGATACAACATCTTATAATATGATTAGGGCACCAAGAATGCCTGAAGATTTGAGAGAAGCAATGGACAGGATGCAGATAATATGAGCGAATATCAGGATAGAGCAAAAGATTGCAAGTGCTGTAGCAAGCATGTGCCACTTCCAACTGTATTAAGAGAGTACAATGGCATAGTGGTATGCCCAACAACATTTGCAAATGTATTAGAGTATAAAAGAATATGGGATTCATATGGATCAAGACCAATGGGGTCCATTAGAAAACATTTTTCAGAGTACGTTCAAGAACTAGTAGAGGGAAGCATGCAAAAATGATATACATTAAATACCATATATCAAAATTTTTTAGATCGTTTAAAAAAAGAAAAAATAGAGATAAAGATAGGTTTATATACTAATGAAATTAAGCCCAGATAGCCTTTGGTACGAGTCATCCTATCCATTGGAATCAGAAATATCTGACTGGTCTAATGAGTGTAACAATTACGGATATAGGACAAATGAATTTGACTCATGCTCCGACATTGTTTCTCTTGGGTGCTCAATGACATTTGGTTTAGGTGTAGAGGCTGGTGATGCATGGCCTGATCTTCTGGCAAAAGATCTTGGAATGTCAGTTCATAATCTTGCTGGTTGTGGCAAATCCATAATGTGGAGTATAAATAAATTTTTTTCCTATGTAAATAAGTTTGGCAATCCAAAAGTATTGGTGTGCCTATTCCCAGAGTTTACAAGAATAGAAGTTGCTTCAAAGACTTCGCACATGACTCCAAGATACAACCAGTTTCCAAGGCACGAACTTAATAATGACAAGATAATACGATATGGAATATGGAATCAAAAAAATAAATTTAATACTGGCATGGGTGTTTTTATTGCAGAAGATTCTATTCCATCTGAACTATCCTTTGACATATCAATACAGTATATTAAAATGCTTGAAATGTACTGCAATACAAATAATATTAAATTATTATGGGGAACTTGGTCAGAAGAAGAATCTTTATGGCTTGATAAAAATATAAGTTTAACTCAATTTAAAAACTATATTAGCTTAGGTATGAATGACTGGCACTTTATCAAAGAGGATAACATGAAAGAAGTATACAAAGAAAACTGCCACCTAGAATATTCTGGTCTAAAAAATTTTTATTACTCAAGAGATTCAAATACTGCACCTACACCACATTTTGGACTACATAGAAATATTCATATATATGAAAGTTTTAAAAAGGACATATTGTTATGACAAAAGAATTAGATCCGTCATTCTACCACACAGATAATGAACCTTATATTTGGAAATATGCAAAAGAAGGGTTAGCTGGTGGACTAAAAGGCAGAAAAATGGAAGGAGTAAACTCAAAAGGTTTTATAGGAGAAGAGATTGAATCTGCTGCAGACATAGTTACTCTTGGATGCTCGTTTACTTATGGCGAGGGGGTTCCTAAAGGTGCAACCTGGTCAGACTTTGTTTCAAAAGAGCTTAATTTGACTAAACATAACTTAGGCTCAAGCGGCAAGGGAGTTCCATTTGAAATAAATTGTTTTTTTGAATACGTAAAGCATTTTGGAAACCCAAAGATAGTTCTATGCCTTTTTCCAGAGTTTATAAGAATGGAAATCGCATCTAGGTCACATCAAATGAGGCCAGAACAAGACTATAAAAATAATAGAAAAATTCCATCTGTTGATCAGGACGAAGAGATTGTAACATATCACATAACTCCGAGGGATACATATGATGGAAGGCCAAAGTATTTAAAGCTGCCAGTACTTGCAGAAGAAATAATGCCATTAGAAACAGCACAAATGCTTTCTATTCAATATATAAAAATGCTTGAAGCATATTGCAACTCAAACAATATAAAACTAATTTGGACAACGTGGTTCGTTCCACAAAATAAATGGCTTGATAATAATAAGGGTAATGGATATTTTAAAAACTATCATCCTTTTAATGAAAATGAGTGGCATCAAAGAGTTGAAGATCTAGGTAAAGATATTCTGTGTCATAAATTTCATAAAAAGGGAACTGAATGTGATACAGAATTTTTATGTCATCAAGATTATCGTGATAAATACGGACTAAACTTTGATATAGCCTCAGATGTTAAGATATCTAGAACGGCAACACTGAATGGCCATTCTGGTGTTCATAAACACATTCACTGGGCAGAATTTTTTATAAAGGAAATCAATGACTATAATATTGGGAGTTAATGAGACGTCACACGACTCTTCGGTATCTTTAATTAAAGACGGAGAGATACTGTTTGCTGGCCACTCAGAGAGATACAGCAAGAAAAAAAATGACTGGTATATAAATGATAGTTTAGTTAATGATGCTTTATCCTATGGGGCACCTGATGCTATTGCCTACTACGAGAAACCCCTCCTAAAGGCCTCTAGGCTATTTTTAAAGGGTGGTTCTGGGGACTGGAAACCAAAGTTCAATATTGATGGAATACCAAGAAAATCATTTAAACATCATTATTCACATGCATGCGCTGGCTACTATACAAGCTCATTTGATGACGCAGTAATTGTAGTCCTTGATG